AATCAACGCCGTTGATCTCAATGCTGTTTCGTGGGTTTTTGTGGTCTTCCAGATATCGCGTGATGTAGCTTTGCAGGCTTTCGGCGGTCACGCCCTCTCCGGCGGTGATCGTCTTTGTGATAATTCCCCACGTGCCGACGGTCGGACCGTCGATGTAGTGCGGCTCTGGTAGACTCTTGCAGTAAATCCGTGTGCAGAACTCGTCATCGGACATCGAGACGCTGACGCTTTCAAGGTTTCGGCTCAGCCGTCCCTCACAGCTCGCGGAGGTCTCGACCGATACGACGTTCACCTTCCATGGAAAGCCGTGCGTGTCGTCAAATTCGAGCGCGTAACCGTCTTTCTCGTCGCCGACCACTTCCGTCATCGCCGACAGGATGTTGTTGCAGTCATACGCATATTCGATGCTTGCGCTTTTCGCGCACGTGCCGAGAACCCAGGGCTTTTGTCCGTTTACAAGCGTCGTCTGGCTTGCCAGCATCGCCGCCAGCACTTCGGCGCACGTGCCGCTGTACGTCCCCTCGCCGGGAATGATCGCATCGCCGAGAATCGCCGAGCTGTGCTCTAGGTCAACGTCGCTCGTGCTGACATAGCTCTCAGACGAGCTAGACACGCGATAGAAGCCCGCGCTGCCGTCGATGGTATAAAGCTCTACCCATGCACGGAAAGACGCTCCCTCGCCCGGAGGAAGCGTCATGGAAGCATCGTGCGGCGGCACAAGCCGCTCGTTAATGGACAGCGTAACGGGATGGAGGCGGCACACCTCGCGAAGCTGCGCGTCAAGCAGACGCGGAAGCCTTACGCTCATGTGTAATACCCCCTCACGCCGAATCTCGTCTTTGCTTTTCCGTCTGTGGAGACGGACAGCTTGCCAAACTTCCCGGCTTCAAGCCGCAGCTCGTCGCTCGATTCTGCCGTTCGCTTGCTCAGCACGCTTTTGTTCCCGATTCGCGCGTAAAAAACGCCGTGCTCGTCCGTTCCGACTTCCAGCACCGAGCCGGAAGGGAGCGCAAGCCCGGAGAAGTGCAGCGCGGTTTGTCCGGCTGTCAGGTTTACGCTCGTGATCGCGCTCGTTCCGGCGTTGGTCACGCTCGCCCACACGCGGGAATCGTCCGCAAAGCCCGGCGCAATCATTTGAGCCTCGCCGTTCCCGTCAACCGTCGCGTTTCGCGGGTACTCACTCTCCCAGAAGGGTATTTCAAAAGCCGTGAACGTGGCCGTCAGGCTGTTCGTCCAGCGCAACGCGGAGAAGTTCGGCAGGGTCTCGCAGATGACGTGCAGCCGCCTTTCAGGGCGGTCGTTTGTCGTCAGAACGCCGCCGAGAATCGCCCACTCCGTCACTTTCTCCGCGATAAGAGCGCGGCGAATGGTATTCTGCTCGTGGATTTCAAATTTTACTTCGACGCTCAGGCTGTTCGTCGTGCGCTTCGTGATTCGCTGTCCGCTTCGGCCTGCAAGCGGTGTCGTCACAAGATCGCGCACGGGCGAAACAGTGCTCACGTCAAGCACATAGATTGCCGGGTCGATGCTCGACAAATCAATGCCGTTCAGTCGGCAGGCGTATCTCGTCATCATACGTTTGCATACCTCATAGCTCTTGCGCCCTTTGCGATGTTGCGGCTCACGCGCTGCGTCACAAGATCGCCCACTCTATCCGCGCCCATGTACACGCCAACGCCGTCAAGCGCTTCGCGTACAGCGACAGCGACGGCTTGGCTGATGCTCTCCGCACTGATACCGCCGACGTTTCCGGCGCGGTAGGCCGTCGCGTCTGCGCGGTTCAGAACAGCTTCGCCTGCATGCAGGATTGCCGGGAAGTCATTATATGGCACATAGTTAAGGCCGGTTGCCTTTCGCGGAGTTCCCGTATTGTGCCAGTTATTCCCGTATGGATTATTGGGGTTGCTGTCTCTCTTTTCAGTGTCCAGCCCCAAAAAGGTCTGAACCTTTTCAATGGCCGTTCCGGCCTTGGAAATCACGTTGTCAAACCATCCCGAAATACTCTCAAGGATTCCGCTGATCGGGTCAGAGAAGGTAGCGTTAAAGAAATCGGCTGCGTTAGTCAGCGCATCGTGCGCCCAGTCATAAACAGATTTAAAAGCGTCAGCCACGTTTTGGACGATATCCGTAAGGCTAATGTCAAACTGCGCCTTGAAAAAATCGTCAACTGCCGTCAGTGCGTCGCTCGCCATGGTTTGAATGGATTCAAACCATCCGGCAATCCCAGACACAATATTTGTCAGCGCGTCGGCAACCTCCGTCCCAAAGAAGTCCTTTACCGCTTCCAGCGCTTTTCCGGCCCATTCTTTAATGTCTTTCCAGTGAGTGACAATTGCTCCAACCGCCAAGCCAACAAGGACAAGAGGCGATTTCATGGCAATCCACGCGGTAACGATGCCACCAAGAACAACCGCCGCCGTTTGGAAGAGAGGATCGTCAACAAAAGTGCTGAAATCCTTAAGAAATTCCTCTACGTTTTCGGCTGTCTCCTTGTCAAATCCGTTGAAAAGCAGCGCCAAGAAGTCCTCAACGCCCGTGAAAATCATGCCCGCAATGTTGCCAAACGAGCTGGCAATATCAAAAAGCGCCTGCGCGGTGTCGCTGGGCTTTTCTTCGCCGCTGCTCCACGCCAGAATCTTGTCCAATAGATCAATAACGCCGTCAAAGACCCAGCCCGTCGCGTCTGCCAGACTTGCCGCCAGCATGCCGGCGCGCATTTGAATTGTTTTGTCGGTGAGAAAATCCGTCGCTTTTTCGATTACCGGAATTAGATTTGTTCTGAAGCTCTCACCAATCTTGGGCATGATTCCGTCTGTTCCGTATAGTGCGGAGCTGAGATTGCCGATTACGGTTTCCCATCCGTGACCTTCTCTTGCCGCTTGCCCGATAACGCCAGAAGCGGTATACATCTCGTCAACGACGTTAAGAAGGAGATTTTGCTTCTGTGCCTCTGTGAGTTCAGACCATTTCTTCCCGTATACTTCAAGCGCTTTCGATGCGCGGGTAGATTCGGAGATTTGGAGACCGATTGAATCGCCAGCCTCTACATTTCCACGCAGAAACGATCTCAGCCTTACATCTGCGTCTTCAACGCTTATGTTATACGCGGCTGCACTGTCAGCAGCGAGGCGGACATATTTATCCATCATGGATATAGCTTCCGCCGCGTCTACGCCTGCGCTCCTAAACTGCATGAAGGACGACGTGCCAACGCCTTTAAGTCTTCCGGCCAGAATGTTTGTGTCCTTGCTGATCGTGTCAAGAGCGCCATTTGCGGCAGATTCCAGCTCGCCGAACGTTTGATTTGCAAGAGAATCAAGGGCTTCCTTGTCTGCGGAGGACACAATCGCCTTTTTCACGATGTCGAAAATCTTAGAAAACGCGCTTTTAATCCCGTCGGCCAGCAGCTTGGCCTTCGCAAGCGTCCACGCGCTCAGGCTCTCCATCTTCGATTTTCCGTTGCTTTCGACTGCGGAAAACATGCGTTCCCACAACGTCTTATTTCTTTCTGTTGTCGTCTTCGTCGCGCTTTCCGTTCCCTTGGTCGCGTTCTTGATGCCTTCTCCCGCTTCCTTGGCTGCGTTCTTTACGGATTCGGACGAGCGCCCAATACTCTGCGCAGCAGTTTGCGCATCGTTTTTAGCTTTGCGGATGCCCTGCTCGTACTCCTTCGAGTCCAGCCCGATCTTGGCTACAAGCGTAAACAAATCCATGCTTTACCCCTCCCCTCTTGCTTTTTTTCTTCTCTCGTGCTCGGCGATCAGATCGTCAATAATCTCCTGACCCGTTCGGTTATCCTGCTCCACCAGCCCGACAAACTCCTCATAGCTCACGGGTTCGTTTCCCATCGCCTGACAGATGACGGAAAGCATCTTCGCGCTGTACACGTCGCCCAGCCACTTTTGACGATCATCTGCCAAAAGGTCGGAAAGCGTCGAAATTGTCGGCGGTGCTCCGTGCCTGTAAATCGCCGCCGTTACAGCTTTCCGACCGTATGCACGGACGACGTAAAAAAATCCATCAGGTCGGGGTCTGCGAGCGCGTTTTTCAGCTCCTTGATGGTCTGCATGCCCTTCTGACTGCGGATTTCCTCAACGGTCTTGTCGTTGATTGCCGCCAGAATCGCGAACGTGTCCTCCCGATGATCGCCCAGCAGCAGCGGGACGAACTTGCCAATCATCATAGAGGTCTGCTGGATGTTGTTCATGCCGCTTTTGCTCAAATCGGCGATTTTCTGGAAGGTCTCCGTCGTCTTCTTGTCAAAGCCGATCCGTTCAATCGGTTCTGCGATTTTGCAAAGGCAGATAGACAGCTCTTCGCCGTTCATCTCCGAAAGTTTCATCTTCTTCTCACCTCAAAAAAAGAAAAGCGCCGAAGGCAAAGCCCCCGGCGTGTTGTTACTGCGCCGCTTCGTCGAAGAAGTAGATCGCGCAAGGCGCGTACTCGTTGTTCTCCACGGTGTCCTGGTATGCGTGGAACTCGACCGGGAGCGTACCCTCTCCTTTGTCGCTGAAAGTCAACGTCACGCCCGTGTTGTTCAGCGCATTGTCAAGTACGATGGCGACAAGTCCCTTGGACGTATTGCCGAACCAAACGAGATTCTGAATATAGTCGCCGTCTTCGATGTTGGTTCGCAGTTTGATTGTGGTCTTTTTGCCAGCCGTGAAAGACTTGTCCTCGGTCTTCTCAGCTGTGCCAAGCGCAAGCGTGAAGTTATCCGGCGTGATCTCCATAAGCGTCGCGGTCAGCTTGATATCCCAAGCGTCAATCACCGTGCTGCCCTTGAACTCATACCGCTTTCCGTCGGCTTCGATGCTGCGCATGGTCGGAGACGCGGTAAACGTGCCGCCGCCTCGCGTCGCGCCCAGCGTCTTTGCGCCGTCCTTAATGGCGGCGAAAAGCGCTTCTTCGAGCGTGCTGTATTCAGTGTAGGTGCTCAGGTCAAAATTTTTGAGAAAAGCGCCCGCGTTGAGCTGCAACCGCTCGAACGTCTGCGGTCTGACAGCCGTAACAGGTTTGCCCATTTATATATCACCTCGATTGATACGAATTGATTTGAAAATTGAGATACGCGACTTTGATCTCCGGGTTTGCGATGGGCTGATACTGCACCAACGGGTCAGCGGGGCGAATGGCGACATAGCCGTTCGCCGTCGGAAGCATGAGCAGCTCGCCAACCGCCCTTGTGATCTCGTCAACCTTGGCGTTTATGCCCTTGTAGCTCTCCGACCGATACCAAACGCGTGCCTGATGGCTTGCGGCGTTTCGCCAGTCCGGCTCAATGACGGTATAGGTGATGTATGGGAGTTTCGCGTTCTCCGGCACGTTGCTTTCCGGGTATGCGTCAATGCCGAACCCGGAATAAAAGCTGTATAGCGCCTTTGCCGTCTCGGTCATGTCGGAAGCTCCCACCTCTCAGCCGTCACTTGCTCAAAGTCAAACGTCGCCACATCAGGCGGCCTGCTGTCGGTGTAGTCGCTTGTCACGCGGAATATTGCCCCGTCCGAAACGCGGCGGAAAACCTCGTGATACTCAAGCGCAACGCCTCGCGCCGTCGTGATGGTGTAGACACTGGAAACGCCCTGCTTCTCGGCGACACGCGCTTGCAAGCTCTGATCTTTGACAATCGCCGCGTCGAACTCGTCACCGTCCGTCCAGCTCGTTTCAAAGCCGCCCTGCCCGTCAGGGATGCGCTTTTTCGTCAACATCACGCACGTTTGTGAAAACCTCTCGATTAGCTCTGCGTTAATCATCGTTTATCCTCCGATAAGGGGCAAGGCGGGAGGCAAAAGCCCCCTGCCAGCCCGTCGGCGCACCAGTCGTGCCGGATGCGCGAGAGTAACTGTAGCCGCCGAAACTCTCAGAAACCTTGTCGGTCACCGGGTTCTTTTCAGTGTACGCGGCGATTTCAACCGCAAGCTCTTTGACGCTTTTCGGGATTGCCAGTGCCCAGATTTCGCCCTCGAAGGTTTCATCTGCCAGCGTCTCGCCGCTCTGGTAGACGTGCAGCCCGTCGGAAAACACGCTGCCCCTGATGCGGAAATACTGACCATTCGCCAAAAAGTCAACGTCAGGCATACCGGAAACGATTGAAAACGTTCCTTTGTGCTTGCCGCCTTTGACAGGAAACCAGTTGTGCAGATGCGTCAAAACCGTTTCCAGCATTTGCCGTTACTCCTTCTCTGCGGCTCTGATTGCCGCGATAATGTCCGCCTTTAACATAGCGCTGCTGACACCCTCAACGCCATTCTCGGCGGCATACGCAAGCAATTCAGCCTTTGTCATACCGTCGAGATTGACGCTTTGGGGCGTAGGCGTTCCAGACAGCGCGGTTATTCCCCCGTTACGGAAGCAATGTAAAGGCTGTTCGGATTGTAAAGCATCGGCATAAAGAGCGCGCTTGCTTTTGTCCACAGAACGGCCGGATCTTTCTCCATCCACTGAGAAACGTACACATACGGGCTTGCGCCGCTCACTCCGACCTGCATAAACGCACCCGCGTCAGTCTCCGGCGGGTCGCCCCACAGACCCTCGCCCAGACGACCAGCAGGATTCGCCGCGAAGAGTGTGATCTTATCTTTCGGGTAGTAGCGCTTTGTCGTTCTGTTCGGGCGGCCATTCGTGTCGACGCCATTTTCGACCGCATAGGTCAAATCGTTTGCGATAACGCGCTGAATGCCAAACTCCTCATTGAGATAAGCGTTGAAAGCGTCCGCGCGGACAAGCGCGCCAGCGCCAACGTTACCGTTCACAGTCTTCTGAATCGCCGCATTGCTGCGCATTTTTGTGATGTTCGCCTTGCTGGTGTAAATGCCAGTCAGCGTCACGCCGTTGTCGGTTGCCTCATCGATCAGCGCTTGCAGCAGCTTCGGCACGTTAGCGCTCTCGGACAGATCAAGCGTCTTGGAGGTCTGCCCGGACGGCACGCCGTAATCAACGGTCAGGTTGAGGTTATTCTCCTTGATCGTTACCTTGCCCGTTGCCAGCAGCTCGTTCTTGGCAACCTTCGTGCGCGTCACGACCTGCTCCGACAGGTTGATGCCATCGCGGATGACATAATCGTACATGTCATTCTGCTGCACGCCGCTTCGCAGAAGAGCACGCATGCGCTCGGACTGATTGATTTTGACCTTAATCAGGCCCTTTTCAATGTTGTGCGTATCGACCGGAACGCGGAAGGTCGTTCGCGCTTCGGTATCAAAGCCGTGGAACTGAGCCATGACGGGGATCTGATACTGCGCCGCGATGCTCTGCCAGTAGGCTACCAGATTCGCGGTTCGCGTGTCGCCGAACAGACCGTCAATCGGGTCGTTCGGGCGGGCAACCTGAAACGGGATGTTCAGCCAGTCTTTCTGCGGGATAAAACCCAGGATGTTGTTTTCAAACATTTCAGCCATTTTTCTTCACCTCTTTCAGTACGGGCGCGTGATCGCCGGGGCAGTGGCAACAAAGGTGATGCCTTTCAGCGCCGTCTTTGCAGCCGTATCAACCGCCGGAGAAATCTTGTCCTCATAGACAGCTCCGCGCGTAACGACAGACCCCGGCATGTCGCCGCTGGACACGTCCACATCCTCATACAGGATGCCGACCGCCGTTGTGTCATTCGCCGGGATGACAGACCCCGCTGGAACATACTTGCCGCCGTTTGTGGCGGTTTTGACATTCTCGTGGTCTGCCTTGACCGTGCAAGTCTCCCGCGTTACGTCTTCAGCATGAACTAGAAAATAACCGGGCGCGTAAACCACGCCGTTTTCAGCTTTGATAAAGCTCATTTTTTCGCTCCTTCTGCCGCGCCATAAATCGCGGCGTAATAATCCTTGGCGACCTGTGCCGCGCGGCTGGATGCCCCGCTGCCGCCGTTGTTGTCAGGCGGATTGTCCACATTCGCACCGCGCGTATCGGTATTTGGGATGAAATCCGCATAGTCGGTCTGGATGCCCTTCTTCACGCCGTCAGCGTCTTCCAGCTTGCCGTCCTTGACCTTCACGGCGGAAAGATCGGTCAGGCGTACAATGCTGTCAGCTCGCTTTCCAGTGATGCCCAGCGCGTTAAGCTGCTCCCGGTACAGTCGCTCGGCCAGTGCCGCCGATTCTTTGGCGTTCTGATCGTTCTTGTACTTCTCGAAAGCCGCGTGTTCGCTGTCATACTTGCTTTTGTAGTCCTCGCCGCCGCCCTTGGCTTTCAGGTCGTCCAACTCCCTCTGAACGCCTTCCAGCTTCTCAGCGTCGGCTTTGTAGCCCGCCATCTGGCTTTTCAGCCCGTCGACGGTTTCCGTGTGCGCCTCAACCACGCTGTCAACCTGTTCTTCGGTCAGACCAAGCGCCTTGAGGAATTTTCTCGTGAATGCCATGTTTACGCTCCTTTACTTCGGGGGCTGTTCTTTGCCCTTCGCTTTATATGCAAACGGCGGTACTTTGCCGTTTTTGCCAAAAGAAAAACCGCTGCTCTCAGCGGTGCTTGTCAATTTCCTTGTTTGCCTTTGCCCTGATTTTCTCGATCTTCCGCGCCAGCGCGCGTTGGCCTTGCCTTGTGCCGGGCGCGGTTTCTCGCGCCTGCTTGATCTCTTTTTGCGCTCTCCGACGGATTTTCTCGCGCCTGAACCACTTGATAAGTCCCATTTTAACCTCCTGACAGCTCGTCTCGCATGATTTCCTTATACTCTTCTC